AACAATACGTATCATGGTCTGGAAGCAAAGTTACAGCTAACCTATTGGAGAAAATGTTAATGAAGGCTAAACTTATAGGATATACGCAACCAGCCGCATATGCAGTTGACGGCGTTAAAGATGTTCAAGATTTGATCGCATATTGTGCCAAGGTCTCTAATCCTACGGGACAAATGAACTTAGAGTCTAGTGCTAAATTGCTCAAATACCTGATCAAGCATAAGCATTGGTCACCGTTTGAAATGGCGTCTGCCACTATCGAAGTAGAGACTACTCGTGACATTGCACGGCAGTTGCTTAGGCACCGGTCATTCTCCTTTCAAGAGTTTTCGCAGCGCTATGCCGATCCTCAAGACATGGAAAACTCTTTTGTATTACGAGACGCTAGACTGCAAGACCTCTCGAATCGTCAGAACTCAATTGATGCTGATGATGTAGAACTCGATAGAGCCTGGAAGATGAAGCAGGCTATGATTATTCATGAGGTGAAGATTGCTTACAAGTGGGCAATCGAAAATGGTATCGCAAAAGAACAAGCTAGAGTTGTTCTACCAGAAGGTAACACGGTATCTAGACTATACGTAAACGGTACTATTAGATCATGGATTCACTATGTAGAATTGCGTTCTGCTAATGGCACACAGAAAGAACATATGGAACTTGCGAGAGAGATCGGTTACTCTATCACTCGTATCTTTCCTATGATTAACGAATTCATTAACGATTAAAAATAAGACGGTAGAGACGGATAGCTTTGATCTCTGTCGTCTTTCAACTATATTAGGAACAACAAATGTCGATTAAGATAAACAAAGATAGAGACTCATTGCTGGCACCATACGCAGTTAGTATGCTCAAGGACTTTTATCTAACAGAATATGAAACGTCTCCACAGGAAGCATACAAACGTGCCTCTATTGCCTGGGCTAAGTTTGGAGGCGAACTTGATGTAGATCTAGCCCAGCGCTTATACAACTACGTATCCAATAAGTGGTTTATGTTTGCGTCACCAGTTCTATCAAACGCACCTAATGGAAGTAAGCAGGGAAAGGGAATGCCGATCTCGTGCTTTTTAACATACGTCCCTGACACGTTAGAGGGTCTGATTAGCCATACATCTGAACTGCGTTGGCTGTCTGTGTACGGTGGTGGAGTGGGTGGTCATTGGAGCGATGTTCGTACTGTATCTGATGTAGCACCAGGTCCTATGCCATTCTTACACACTGTAGATGCTGATATGATCGCATATCGTCAAGGTAAGACTCGTAAGGGCTCTTATGCTGCGTATATGGACGTATCGCATCCTGACATCATTGAGTTTTTGAACATGCGTATTCCTACCGGAGACGTACAGCGTAAAGCATTGAACCTACACAACGCCGTTAACCTATCGGACGAATTCATGCAAGCTGTTACAGATGGCGCTGTATGGAATTTGAAAGATCCAAAGGATGGAAAGGTCAAAGAGAGCATCGACGCCCGCAAGTTGTGGGAGCGTATTATTGAGACTCGTTTCAGGACAGGTGAACCCTATCTCAATTTCATTGATACTGCGAACGCTGCATTGCCGCAACCGTTAAAAGACTTAGGATTGAAGATCAATGGTTCGAACCTTTGTGTCGCAGGTGATACTAAAGTAGATGCCATCATCAACGACGAACCATTCTTTGGAATTGAGATAATTGATCTCATTGATCGAATTCATCATGATAATGTTAAGGTGTTGTCAAAGAATATCGAGACGGGTGTAGTATCTTACAAATCCGTCTTCGATGGCGCATTGATGAATACTTCTTCGGAAATCATGCGAATCGAAGACGAAGAAACGGGCAAGTGTATTGGGTGTACTCCAGAGCATAAAGTCTTTACTAAAAATCGTGGATATGTGATGGCGAAAGACTTGAACGAAGATGATGTGTTAGATTTCGGTAAGGAGTTATATCACAAGCAGCCAGAAAGAACTGTGCCCTTAAAAATAACCAAGATTGAAAAATCTGTACCAGTGTATGATATTAGTGTGCAGGACAATCAAAACTTCTATGCGAATGGCATATTAGTACATAATTGCAACGAGATCCATCTTCCCACCAATGCGGATCGTACTGCGGTATGTTGTTTATCATCGTTAAATTTGGAGTACTATGATGAATGGAAAGATACTTCCATTGTTGCTGATCTTATCCGCATGCTTGACAATGTCCTACAGTACTTCATTGATAACGCACCAGACACAATTCCACGTGCCATATATAGTGCCAGTAGAGAAAGGTCTATCGGACTTGGATCTATGGGATTTCACAGTCTTTTGCAACGACATGGTGTTGCCTGGGAGTCAGAAACAGCACGTCAGATTAACCACGCTGTGTTTCAACACATCAATACGCAAGCAGTTTCGGAAACTAAAAAGCTGGCAGAAGAACGTGGTGAATATCCGGATGGTATTGGTAGCGGAAGACGCAATAGCCATCTACTCGCCATTGCGCCCAATGCTTCGTCAGGCGTAATTCTTTCGACATCACCATCGATTGAACCAAACAAAGCAAATGCTTATACACATCGTACTCGTGCAGGATCATTCCTAGTCAAGAATAAATATCTTGATGAGTTGCTGACTAAAAAGAATGAGAATAACGACTCTATTTGGCAGTCGATCATTACTCGTAAAGGCTCTGTTCAACACTTACCATTCTTAACTGAAGGTGAAAAAGCAGTATTCTGTACCGCTGATGAACTAGATCAGAACTGGGTAGTAACTCATGCTGCGGAGAGACAGCAGTTTATCTGCCAAGGCCAATCAGTTAATCTATTCTTTCCTTCTGGCGCAGATAAGTCATACGTTAATCAGGTGCACCTTCGTGCTTGGAAAGAAGGTTTGAAGGGATTGTACTACTTACGTACAGAAGCAAAGCAACGTGCCGAGAACGTCAGTGAGAAGGTTGAGCGTGTCGCACTTGAAGGCGATAAGCGCAACGTGGTCTACTCTAAGAAAGATTGCCCGTTCTGTTCGATGGCAAAAGAAGAGCTGCGGCTTCGTGGTATACCATTTGATGACATCGATCTAGTCTCGGTCGGCAAGACTGCTGCTGAAGTTACTGGTCGAAAGGATATTAAAACTGTTCCTCAAGTCTATATTGCGGGGGAATATATTGGTGGCTATAATGAGTTGCTTGCGTACTTGAATACGCCCGTCGAACAATCAGACGGAGAAGAATGCGTGGCTTGTTCGGGTTAATTATGGAATGTATAAGTATTAAACATAAATTAGACTGAAAAGAGGTAATATGAGCGAAAAATTAGGACTGTTGGACTACAGTAAATCGTACAAGCCATTCAGGTATCCTTGGGCTGTAGAGTTAGTGCAGAAGCATGAGGAGATTCACTGGGTGGAGACGGAGGCAGAGTTGTCAGAAGATGTCCAAGACTGGAAAACAAAGCTGAGCCAGTCCGAGAAGGACTTTGTGACTCAAATCCTTCGCTTGTTCACTCAGTCAGACGTGCAAGTAGGTGAGAACTATCATGAACTGATGATTCCTCGTTTTAAGAACAATGAGATCCGCAACATGTTGGCATCGTTTGCCAATCGTGAAGGAGTTCACCAACGTGCGTATGCGCTATTGAACGACACTCTTGGTCTACCAGATGAAGAGTTCAATAAGTTCCTAGAGTACTCACAGATGGCAAACAAGCTGGACTTTATGAAGCAGGGTAATATCAATACTCACACAGGCCTCGCCCTTGTTGTGGCACAGTCTGTATTCAATGAGGGAATGAGTCTATTCTCATCGTTCGTCATGTTGCTAAACTTTCAGCGATTTGGTAAAATGAAGGGAATGGGCACGATTGTAGAGTGGAGTATAAGGGATGAGACCCTCCACGTACAAGGCAACGCTAAGTTGTTCCGTGAGTTTGTAGAAGAGCATCCTCGTATAGTTAACGACGAACTCAAGTCTAAGATATACGAGATGGCAACAAATGCTGTTAAGCTAGAGGATAAGTTTGTAGAGCTTGCCTTTGGCGGACATGACCAAGAAGGCATCACTGAATCAGACGTTAAACAATACATCCGCCACATAGCAGATCGTAGACTACTACAGTTGGGCATGAAGCCGAAGTTTAAAGTTAAAGACAATCCGATGCCGTGGCTCGACTGGGTTCTGAACGGAGCATCACACGATAACTTCTTTGAGAAGCGTGTCACAGAATACTCTGTTAACGGAATGGAAGGTGATTGGGGCTGGAATAAGAATACATATAATGGCGAAGTCTGCGGCTTAGACGGCAAAGGTTGTCCTGCATGAGTAAGTGGAATAAAGCCTATATGGATATAGCATCACGAATCAGCGAAATGTCCTCAGCAAAGAGACTTCAAGTTGGGGCTATAGCAGTGAAAGATGGTCGAATTATAAGCATTGGATACAACGGAACACCAAGTGGTTGGGACAATTCGTGTGAAGACGAAAACAATGTGACTAAACCCGAGGTACTACACGCAGAGGAAAATTTGATAACCAAGCTCGCAAGTTCGAATGAGAGTGGTAAGGATGCGGACATCTTTATCACTCACGCTCCTTGCATTAACTGTGCTAAGTTGATATACGGAACAGGCATAAGACGTGTATACTTTAAGAGCATTTATAGAAATGATGACGGAATTAAATTCTTAGAATCTTGTAAGATAGGAGTAGAGCAGATATGAAGAGACAAGATATTTTTTGCGAATATTGCGACAGTGAGTGTACAGTAGAAACGCCGAATATGGAAGATGCTATTCTATATTGTCCTATCTGTGGGTCGGAAGTTGATTACGAAGTCGATTATGATGGTGAAGACTTTAACGAAGACGATGATGTTTGGTCATAACTTATGTGGCTACTAGGTACCACCGAGTTCACTAGTGAGATGATTGGTGAGTACGTAGGATTTGTCTACATCATTACAGACTTGACTAACAGCAAGATGTACGTGGGAAAGAAACTATTTAAGTCCAAGAGAACTCTACCTCCTCTAAAGGGTAAAACTAGAAAGAGAAAGGTCGTCAAAGAGTCTGATTGGATGTCTTACTATGGTTCAAGTGAAGAGCTGATGTTGTTAGTAGAAGCTAACGGCGCTGAGTCCTTTAAGCGTGAGATACTTCATCTCTGC